CATCTCGCTTATTGTACTTCTTCATCAGTGCCCACGCACGCATATCTCCAGCCATACAGAGTTCCCATGTTTTAAATCCACCAGGGTCACCCTTCTGGTGCACGCCAAAGTATTTTGCTAAGTCCTTTAGACTATTACTGTTGAACTTAAAATACTTCTTTGCCACCTTCTTCGTATCAATAGATACGTATGGTGACGGTGGTGCTATCCTATTTACAATGAACCTTGCGTTCGCTTTCTTTATGTCGAACTCGTCTGAGTTCTGCCCGATGATTACATCTGCCTCATCAAACAAGTCTCGCAGTGCAACGCATACATCATAATCATCAAACTTATCCTTAGCATATCTCTTCTTGAAATCAGGCAGAGCAATGACGTGTGTCTGCTTATCTCCTAACCACTTATATGCAAAGGACAGTATGACCCAATCCCTCTTGACCTTAATAACATTGGTCTCCCATATATCCCAAGTGTATCCATCAATAGGGGCAGTCTCAATGTCAAAGATTAGAGTCTTAAGTCCTTCTTCCTTATTACTCATTTATATTTATTAATTTCTATTTCTATTCTTGGGTTCTCCTTGCAATAGTGCTTCTCAACTACTGCTCTCTGTACTTGAACATCATCAACCCACACAATACCAGTCATAGCATCCATTGAAATCTTGTGGAAGTTATCCCAATCATGTGTGCGAAGGTTTCCAAAGTATAGATGTATCTCGATGGACAAGTCGCCCTCCATCGGCTTCTTGTTGTACTGCTCTTGTATCTGTTTGATATAAGAGACCTTCAACTCCTTTCCCTTCTTGGACATATACGATATCCCACGAGCGTGTCTGTACAAAGAGTTAGTTGAATACGGATTACCAAGTAATACTATCTTCGCCATGCAATGTTTGAGTAGTAGTATACTCCTGTCACATACATAACAAGAAAAAGAACTACTACTGCCATGTGAATATGTACATTATTAAATAGGGCCACACGCTTTATTCACCCAAGAGTACCACCAACCACTGTGTTTGCTCCAGTTACTTGCAATGAAATCAATCGCATACTCTGGGTCAGTTGCCATATCATATGTAACTGATGGATGGTCTGGTAAATGTATCTGTGCCAATCCATACGAGCGTTCTCTGTCACCATAAACAATACCCCTTCTTGCGTCGTTGAAGTTATACTTCACATCGCTTTGTATTGTCGGGTCATATGTACCACCAGTTTCACAACCGATAGTATACCATACTTCACTGAAAGAAACACCGTACTTACTGGTCGCCGCTCTCACCATCTCTTCGATAGTGAGAGCAGGAGCCACTTCATTAATTATAATTTGTTCGCTTCCACTTACCTCTTGTGAATCAACACTCGTAGGCCAGTAAGCGATAACCGATAACGGCAACAACAAAAGTATTGTTGCAATGAATCGTTGTGTGTATTTTATAAGCTGGTTCCAAAGGAATCCGTAGCGTCAGTATCTCTTTCGACTAACAAGCCGTACAGTAATACACTATTCCTTTGTGCGGGTTCGCACGTTTTCCACTTCAGGCATGTTGCGCCTGATTCCCATTGCAGTCAATGAGCCAGTGATTAACACAGACGCAGTATCAATATCGATGTACCCCATAGCAACACCGAAGATAGCCCACGCCAATGTAATCAAGGAAATAGCATATGTAAATCTCCCCTTTAGAAAAGTCCCTCCTTGCTTCATTATATCAGAAAGCATATTGTTTGTCAATAGGTAATTACTTCTTATTCTTAGCCGTATTCTTGGCTTTTTGTACTTCCATCTTCTTGAGTTCCTTAAGAACTTCCTCGACGTAAGCAGTAAGTTTCTTGCCGTCCTTCTCCATAAGTTTTACCAAGTCCTTAGTCTTAACCTTTGCGAGGAGTGCAGTTGCAAAGATGTAGTTGTACGTCTCCATGTGGAAGGATTCAAACCTATCATCGGTAACAAACGACGTAGACAGCATTGCCTTAACTCCACTAAAGTGACGACGAAAACCTTCCGCCCATTTCTTGTTGAAAAAATTGTCAAACATATTATTTTGTCCAAGTGGAATATCCACTGGTTAATTCATTAATCTTAATAAGTTCCTCTGCCGTGTACCCAATGGTCTGTCCTTGTTTCTTAATCCACAAGTCCTTCCATGGTGAGTAGGTAATCTGGAAGTCACCTATCACAGCGTGGTTATTTCGTGCCTTGGATATCTTATCCTTCGACATCTTAGACCAATCAATCTTCTCGATTGGTATCTTATAAATATACTCGAACGGGTCTGGTTCTATATCCTTAAGGACATGATTGTCCATGAGATTTCTCCAGCGTTCAATCTCCTTTCCTAGGTCAAACTCAACCTTACCACACACAAACTTATCACCGACACGTGTGCACTTGAACCAAAAGGTATTGAGTCCATCAACGGTAGCAACGAACAAGTATCCAGTATCAACTCCAAGGGCATCCATGTAGACAGACAGTTGACCAACGTAGTTCTCTCTCGGGTACCCATCAGCGTACGCCTTAATGTCCCATGCGTTCTTATTGTTTACTGACTTTATCTCAATAGGGAATCCATCCTTTGTCATAGCATCAATGCGACCATGAATTTCAAACCCATACTTGTTGTGGTTTATCTTGCCGTGTACGTGCTGGTCGTAGTCTTCATTAACAATTCCACTGTCCTTAAGAACCTTGAGCATTGATGCTTCAACTCCATTGCCAGCACCCCACTTCAATGTCTCATACCATTGAGGAAGATTAGTCTTAGGTGTACCCTTCCATGCGTGGTAGAGTTCCCACCCAGACTTAAGCACGTCACTTGCATAGAACCCAGTCTTTTCCTTTTGTTCTTCTTTATAAATTAGATTCTCTATCATACTAGAATCCAAATTCTTCTTCTTCTGTCACTTGAGGTGTGGATTCAACTGCAGTACTGATAAAATCCCGCTTACTCCGTGCTGAGTTCTCAATGATGTCAAGGTAGCCCTCTGTTTTATGGAACACATCAACATCGGTAATCTCAGCCCCACGCTTGAAGTGCATACGGAAGTAAGACACTGCTCGGTTCTTCACAATCTTTGAGGTTGTGATATCCGTCATGAACTGGAAGGCGTGCTTCCCATCATTGAATGATTCGAGGTACGAATACAACCCATCATCACCAGTCGTTGACGCACCCTTAACATTGAGTTTGGTAAGTTCCCCATTGAGCACACAGTACACAACGGAAGCCACCTTCACCTCAAACATCTCACGAAGCTTAGCAGGGGTAGACTTAGCCACAACCTCAGGGTCTCCCCATTTGTTTGTAGTACTGTTGAAGTTCTGTTTCTGCAATCGAACAACATCATGAGTGCTGCTGTCATATTCATCAGAGAAGAACTTCATTGTGTCATTACTCGCCAGCAACTTCTTTCGCACACGAATAATCTGAATGGAAAGATTACTTCCAAGAGACTTAAACTTCTCACCATCGAAGGTTACGAACTCCCCTGCTGTGTCTCCATTAACTGAACCATCTAATTTGACCGAAGGAATCTTCGGACCAACACTACCTGAACGACCACCAAGACCAGACTTGGCGACCAAGCTGTCAAGAATATCTGACATATTATATTATATAAATTATTAATTAAACACTGCCATTATATCAAATTCTATTTAAAAAGTCAAGTCATTTTATAGTTGCAATACATTATTTGTAATGTGTCAAGAGCCCTCTCGACTCAAGGTACTCCATAGACTCACCGTAAGAATTGCCCAAGACTCTTATTAAAAAATCCAGAGCACTGCGACCATGCACAGCACAACCAAAGCAATAGAAACCACCGTCAGGATATATAGTAAACGATGGAGTAGTGTCTCTATGGCTTCCAGTTGGGCATCTGATTTGGTATCTTCTTCCATCTGCAAAGTTAAGCAATTGCTGTGTTGTTGGATAACTCCTTTGTGTTTGCTCTGTGCCAGTGTGCAATCTCAGCCTTGGTCGGTTTGTGTTTTGTTGGGTATCCATATTCATCGAGCACAATAAACGTAGGTGCAAGGTTAGCGACACTTACTAATGTTAACTCTCTGTTCTTTTTTTGTTTCATATTTTTTTATATGGTTTCTTTTTTCTTCGACTTAGTTCTTCTTGTAGTTTCGACACATTATAATTTCGTTCACCAAAAAACCTTACACAATCTCATACATCTTTTTCTTTACTTTTAAGGGAGTCGAGGTAAAAGAGGATGGTGGAGCGACAGTCTTTGTAACCGTTTACCCATCCTTTACTGTACTCATGATAGGGTGGAATATTAGTTCCATAGATTTTTCCTACATCCTCTTTCGACACCCAAACCCTCACTTCCTCCAACGTCTGTTCTCGTATGGCTTCGAGAGAGGTGCGGAGGAAGGACATTACTTCGTGTATATTTACAACTGTATCTTCTGGGTACTTATACACAAAATTACCTTCACTTCTAAACTGCATCTCAAACGCCTTGCACACTTCATCTATTGGGTTGGTCATAGTCATTTAAGGTTTTGGATTACTCCAGTTTCAGCGAACTGAATAATTGCATTCTCCCAATCCTCAAACTGCTTGTACGCATTCTCTGCCCTCTCTGAGAATTCCTTTGGTGTGTTTTGGGTATGATTTAATGTTACTTCCTTTAGACTTACGAAACGCTGCTCGGAGAAGTCACCTTCCCAACAAGAACATCCTGATGCATAAGCCCATGCAATCTTTCCACTGGGGGTAACTCCAATCCACTCTTCATCCACATCGTAGCCATCAGCAGTGTCAGATTTTCCACACCACACTGCAACCATCTGTGGTCTCGAGGAATACCCAAGGTTTTCTTTTTCTTTGTCTTTCAACTCCTCCCAGTTTTTTACTATTTTTGCTATTGCTTGTTCAAAGTTCATACATATTTCATTATCTACTCATTACATCATCCGAATAATAGTTCCTCAGCAACTGCAGTTCTCTGCTCATGCGTTGCGTTAGTGATATCGGTCTTCAGTGGTGAAGACCTTGCTTCTAATAATATTCTACCAGTCTCTACGTTAAACTCATAATCTTTCTTCATCATCTTCCCCTTGTTCTTTTGGATATCAACAGTAAGTATGCCATCCTTTGTTGAGTACAACATAATGACACACTCAGGGTCTTGGTACAGGTTAGAACTTCCCTTCAAGTCCTCCTTCGTTGGCGTTCTCTTTTTGAATGGGTCATCCTTGTCATCGTTGTTTATCTTTTTAATGTGGTGTACGACAATCATAATAACTCCAATCTCAATAGCCAGCTCCTTTAGGTCTTGTAGTATCTTACCTTGCGCTTCTATTCTATTAGGTGCATTACGTGCAAGAATATCAAGGTGGTCAATTATAATCACGTCTGTACCAAAGAGTCTCTTTGACCTACGTATCGTCTCAAATACATTTGACAATGACGGCTTCGAGAAGTACACTGGTAATGACGAGCAATCTATCTTCATCTCTTTCCAGTCTTGTTCTGGTACTGCAACGAAGTCACCCTCCGCCATGTTGTATCTTACCTGCAAGAACCTCTTGCCAACGGCTTCGTTGCCACGCTCAAATGGAAGTACTAATACTGGAACCTTCTTGTCTGCGAACTCGGAGGCAAGGTTCAGTGCATAACTTGTCTTGCCTACGTTGCTATCACCAGACAACACCATTAACCAATCCTTCCCTATCTTAACACCAGGAATAAACTCCGAACTTATTGTGTTTGTTTCTCCATTACGAAGTGAATCCAAGATAGAAGATACATTAACAAAGTCATAGTTATAGAACGGCTGTGCAGTCTTGATAAGTTCCCTGAACTCATCAATCGTGTGCTTCAAGAAGAACTCATTGGTATCTTTTACATCATCTGGGTACTTAACTTCTAAGCATTTATCCGCACCTATTTTTTCTGATAACTTCTTAGCCCCCTTCTTTCCAGCGTCATCATTATCATATGCTATGTAGACCTGCGGAACTGTGTCAAACAACTCTATCCATAGTCCAGTACTGCCTGCTCCACTACTTGAACTAACAACATTGCGTATACCACGTTGCCATGCGCTCATGCAATCAAACTCACCTTCAACGACGAGTATCTTTCCCTTCTGTTTTCCTAAAGAGAAAGCCTTCTCATTATATATCCACGTCTCAGCACCTCTCAGTGAACCATACTTAACACCGTCATGTTCATCCGCATTAAGATGCCTGAACTTAACATTAATCAGTTCGTCATACTTAAAAATTGGTATTGCTATTGCGTTACGCTTTGCATTGTATCCTAATTTAAACTCCTTAATCGTTTCATCTGTTAGCCCACGTTCATTGCGTAAGTAGTTGAGCGCGACTTCGTTATCTTGTAATTCTTTTTGGAATGTTTCAACGAGTGAAGGGTCGGGCTTCTGGTAAGAGCCACCGATTGCTGACCTGATAGATACAATCTGCTCATTGATGTTGCTCATTATATTTAGTTGTTAATTCCTCTACGATAAAATCAATCCTGCCGTTCAGCTCTTCATCCTTTCCAATGTATGCTGGTATACCATAGTACATACAAATTGGTACATGTTTATAAAGAAAGTCCTGTGTTACGTCTTCATAATTAATTTCTCCAACACACTCAACCATTTCATCATCACTTGTGTCTGACAAAATGAAATGCTTTCCCTTATAATCTAACTTAAATAATTTCATATCTTAATAATGATGTCGGTCATCGTACGGATTAAATAGTATATCGTACCTAATCCAGTCAAGGATTGGTATAAATATGTCGGGTGCCTTATCTCTCACAGTAGATAATCGAGCAAACAAATAGTATCTAAAATCATCCATAGATTGCGTGCTGTTTTTCTTTTACTAATTCGAGAGCGTAACCAACCCCAATCTTCTCTCCTTCACTATCGCAGGTGACGAGCATTACCTCAAGGTCTTCGATAATATCTGCATAAACATCGTCTGCACTCTCATTATAATTTGTTTGTTTAAGTCCTGTCATGTTATTGTTTAGTATTTCTTTTTATTATTCTCTTTCTTGAGTCGCTCTACTCTATTTCTTTTCTTCATATTCATGGTGTTCTCCTTTCGGTTAAGAATATGGCTGTGCGTTATTGCCCACACCCTCATCTTCCTTCCATGTCGATTTAACTCTGGCATTAACTCCTTTAGTTTTTCATTCAAAACTTTCCACATATTTATATATCGCTTCCTTATAACTATTAAAAGTACGACTACCTGCTTCTAACCCAGGGCTTGTGTTTACTTCAAGCACATGGGGTCTGTTCTTGTTGTTAGGATTGATAATAATATCTACTGCACCAAAGTCAAGACCAAGCGCATTGACTGCTTTGATTGCTTCCTCCTGTACTGAAGGGCGTGTTTCTACGTTTCTAGCGAAAGTCCATCCCCTACTATGGCTTTTGATTTTACTCTCTGCTATGGTCAAATTTGAGCTTTCTAGGGGTATCTTCTTTGTGTAATCTATGGCAACACCACGAAAAACATGGACTCGATACTCGATGTCTGATACAATCCCCTTGCTATACAATGGTGCGTTAGGTAGTTCATCATCACCAGACACAATAACAATTCCCCTTCCTGAATTAGCACGAGTAAGTGTGCGTGCATACACTGTGTGCCCTTCATCTACCCACCTTTGTGCTTCTTCTTTATCAAGAGTGAACTCAACAGTACGCACACCAGCTTCTCTCATTGTCGTAAGTGCTTCAACCTTATTGCAAGCACGTGCTACTGCTTCATATTTATTGAGGTCAGATTCACCGAATGATGGTGCATTAGTGTTGCCCCAGTTTATAATCAAATCGTTGATACGTCTGCGATACCTACCAATATCACGAACACGCACTGCTGGTAACCAATCCCTCATAACCTTGCCACCCTTACTACCGAACTTGTAAGGGTAAATTACTAATCGTTTCATAAGTATACACCTTTTAATTGTTAAGTCAAGCGTTCTATGTAGTTGTACACTACATCTTGCAGTGTGTCAACATTGTCGAACTCTATCTTCCTGTCGTATATCAAGTAACTGATTAGTACATTATAATTACTTCTAAACATTTCAATAGGATACATTCTCTTTGGTATATTTTCTACTAACCATTTATCAAACGGATAAAGTGTCGGCTTGTAGGTCATATAAGCAAGGAGTAGAGACGCTACTTGCAGTTCACTGTGCACCTTGCATAGTGTTTTGAATATCATATTTGTTTTAGCATATGATATTACAGGTTCAGCATGGAGTCGTTGCTTCAACATCTTACGGTACAGTGTTGTCAATCTTGACGCTGGTGTTGAGCCGTATTCCTTAGGTAGAGTAGGACTCCTGCTTGTTGCTTGCTCTTGACAAGTCTTTGTTTTCTGTGTCATAACAATATAACTACTTGACTTTTAATACTGACTATGATATACTTGTATTACATTTGAATAGTTCTCACCCAAGCGTACTCCGCACGAATGGTTCCCTCAATGGAATACCGTTTTAGTTATGTTCTTTTCTGGGGGGGGGACTTTTCTTCTTTCCTTTCTTAATTCTTCTAACGACTTCTTATGGTGTCTGTTCCTTTCGTTCTTTAATCATTACTTAAAAACCAGATACATCATGTTCAGAACGTATAAATTCATTCACCATAGCAATAAATGCCATACTGCTTTCAATACTGCTTTCATTTCCACTAAGCCTACTGAGCGGTTGTCTTACTTGAGAAAGACTACCTTGTTGCACGTAATCCTTCGCAATCTTTTTACTTATCCTTTTGAGCAAGCCCTTATCACTGAACGCCCTCACTGCACAATCCATAAGGAGTGTTCGGTTTATATTTTTCTTTCCTGATATTGCTTCTACCTCATGTCGTATTTGTTTTTCAATATCTGGTGTGAGTGATACAAGCCTTTTGAATGATACCCCGCGAATGACATCATTCGTAATTCTCGCTTCGTAGCTGTTCCAGTCAGTCATTCTTTGACGCAGCTCACTGAACAAACCAAGTAATTCTTTCGCGAGCAGTACTCGATTTCTCACAGTAAAGTACCAACTTTTAGCACTGTTACTGTGGGCAAGGTCAATCTTGACTGAACCCTTAACGTCTACTGTTGTACCCTTAACAGTTATAGTCTTGTTGACCACTACTGGAACACGCATTTTTTTCCTGTCGATAGAAAAAGTAAATGACACACAACCAAAATTATTAGTCACTCCAGTGCACTCAGGTTGTTCAAAGCCATCCCAGTAATCAGCACTCGCTAGTGACACGATGATTGAGTTCATCTTCTCAATTATGTCAGACTTTTCATGTAGTGCTCCATTGTGGAACTGTCGTGGAAGTGTCTGCTGTACGATGTAGTCTGAAATAATTGACAAATCACACTTCAGTATCTTTCCAACGAACAATGATGTTTCACTCATAGATTAAAAGATAAGACCACTAATAGTTTTCTCTACTTCGCCAAGCTTCTCGACTAAAGCTTCACGTTCCTCTTCAAGTTTATCTAGCTGTTGTGTTTTCTTGAACCACTCCTCAACCATCTGTGGTGAGTTATCATCTTCCATAAGCCCAACCATCTGTTCTGTTTCCTCAATCTTTCCGTTGAGTTCATCAAGCTGTGCTTCGAGTGCGTCACGTTCGGCAATCATCAGCTCATCGTACGTCTCCTTGCTACAACTCATCTTTGATTGGCACTTGACGTGTATGTATTCCTGTAGTGTATTGTCCCACACTTTTGTTTGGAATTGGTTGATGTACTCATCGCACATACAACACTTCTTATCGTGGTATGGACTCGGTGTTGGAAGGGATAGTTGTTTCTCTTTGCCATATGACATGACCTTCTCTTCAGCACACTTTGGGCAAGTAATACTGGAAGCATTACCATGTGGACACTTAGGTATTTCAATTACACGAGAAGTATCATACCCAACACTGTGAGTATTGTGCCCACTGTAAGCACTTCCATTGTAATGTTTTTGTTCGTGCGTATACGCTGAACTAGCAAGACTAATATGCGCTGACGACACTGACTTATCCTTACCACGACCAATGCGGTACAACTTGAAAGGTTCAACTATTTTACTGTCTTTTATCTTTGATTGAGACCACAGTGTGAACATTCCATGAGCATTGAACGAATGAAGCGGGTTTATGTTTCGAGCAAAGAGCACATTTTCTACTTGCTTTGTGCGCTTGTTCACTTGCAGAGCGATGAACGCCATGCTTCCGTAAGCGTCAATCTCTTCCTTCTTTCCCTCAGCGTACAGTGCAATCTCTATTGCGAGTGTCTCACTATCGTTGAACTCTCTCTTCGTCACCTCGATACGCTCTTTCTTTTTTCCGTTGCGAACCTTCCTGTACCCTGTTATGACTTCAACTTCTGTGTTGTATTCGAAACCAAGTGCTTCGTGCTTTGCTTTGAGTGACGTTGGGTTTACAATCACACCGTTGTGCACAACATAATAATCGTACTTCAACATCTTGTTTGATACAAGTATTGGGTGCGCCGTCTCTTCATAGTTCCCAGTTGAAGTTGGAAACCTGTGATGAAAGAGTATCTCATCGGCTCCATGATAATCCTCTAGTTTCTTTTTGATTTCCTCTTCTGTTTCAGCCCTACAATACCCAATAACAAAGCCATTTTTTACTGCTACAAACCCAAAGCCTTGTTGACCACGAGACTTTTGTTCTTCATAACTTTTAAGTAGTGGTCTAATTGGTGAGTACCCATCATTTCTTTTTATGTATCCAATCCCACACATAATATATTTATTATTTAATAATTATTTCTTTCGGTGCTTATCAATCAACGTGCAACCAAAGTCAAGTAGATACTTTGGCATACCCGTTTTGACAGCGAACGCACGCAACCTTGTCTTGGGTCCTTTGATGTTGTATAATTCAAGAGAGTCTACCTCTCTCAATTTGCTTGATGAGTCAATGATGTGTTGATGTAATGCTATCCAGTGAAGGATTAAATCTGAGTCAAGGGTACCTTGCAGGTACCGCACTTCAATAGTACCTATTGAACCATATAGGTTGTGGAAGTTTATCCCATGATATCTTGCTTCGTTGTAGTGACTAGAGATTTCTCTCGGAATGTTTTCATATTCAGTTTTATACATCATCTCAAGAAAGTCTTTCTTAGTAGGTCTAGCTGCCACGATATCATCTAACTTAAAACCTTTTTCATAACCAGTCCCTGAATGACGCAATAACATTTTTGCTTTTCTGTTTTCAAGAGGTGCACAGTACTGATTGTTCCGTCTGTCTTCTGGTAGCATTGCTAGGATTGAGTAGTCCATCACAAAGTACGCAAGGAATACACGCTTCACTAACTTTGGTGACTCAATAATATCCTTTGCGTTGTGGTGTACATGAACACCACAACTTTTATTCACAGTCCACCCAGCACTCTTTGCGTGTGTACAGAAGTTTATTATGTCCACTTCTCCTTTCGATTGTCTCATGGGTGGTGTTTGTATCTCAACCCCACCACCAACAGGTGATAGTATAGACCCGTCATGAGCAATACCCCAAGCAGTTGGAGGTACAGTCCTTTGATGTATTTCTCTAGCTCTATCCGACGAAGTTGCGTCTGGTACCATTTCAAACTCAACACCGAACAATCGAGGTGATTTAATTATCTTGCCTGAGACAGTCTCACTTCCGTATATATTTTTTCCCTCAGTGTAGTCTATCTTTCTTAATTGCATTGTATTGCATATTATTTAATAAGTTTCTTTTTCTTCATCTCTGTTGTTACTTTTCCTGAAAGGAACCGTTCAATCCCTACCCTACCGTTGGCATATTTCTGCAACCACTCCTTCTCAATGTCATGCAAGTCCCAATGTTTGATTGACTTTGATAAGAAATATTCAAACTGTGGAAGCAGGTGTTCAGTTAGCGGAGTGTAGTCACTCTCGAAATTATCAACAACATACTTCTTTATCTTGTCAAAGTTTTTCTTTGCAAGTTCAGCGTCATTGTTATTTATTGCGTTGCGAATGTCCTCTTCGTTGACAAGGTTTAGGATTTCTTGTGCATAATTCTTTTCATCTGCATAATTCTTTTCATCTGATGACACTGCAACGATAGTCACTGCTTGACGTGCTAGACCCATGACCATTGACATGAGTGTGTAACTACGCAACCAAAAGTTAGATGGTGTTCTGTACTCTAACCCATGTGAAGGTTTGCGATATTCTCCAGCCCTACCGTAGTGCTTTCTCCGTTCAGCGTTGCCTTCGTCTCTGTCAATCATCACGCAAGTGTTTCCACAGATAACATCAAGGAGTTTCACTGTTAGTTCCCTCTTGTTTCCACGCAGTGCTCTTTCATATCCATAATAAGGTGCGTGAACATTGTTTACGCCACTGTACCCAAGATGAATATGTCCACCAGCACTACGATAATAGAACTTACTTGCGTCTGTTATCTTTGGTCTACCTGCTTCATCTGGGTACACATTGAATGAAGGTGAACACCCAAACTGTTTCGACTCTGGCGAAAGAGAGCTCATTTCTTTTTTTGTGATTGGGACAGTCACCCTCATGTCAATCTTTAATCCATCTTTCTTAATCAGCGCAAGTGCTGAGCTCAAACTATCCTTAATATAACTTGCATGGATTTCTCTACAGAATGAAGCTGCAGGGTTTAGCTCAACTTGGATACCATCCCTGATAACTGACTTGTAAAATGTCAATTCGTTATATTTTATGATAGCACTTCGCTGGTCATCTGTTGGACTGTCATATCCAACAGGTACAGCAGGGATAACTTTCTCTGAACCTACAACCCTACCACGCTTGCTGATAAAAAACTCTGGGTCACAACCAATGTCTATTTGACCTTTCCCTATTAGTATTTTAGTCATGTTGTTTTAATTACACACCAAGTTCATCTGATAATTTTTCTTCACGTAAGATTTCCATAGTGTCAAGCTCCTGCTCAAGACTAGGTTCAATTTGCTCTGTTGGGTCATCATCATTCGTGTCACTCATTCGTGCGAGCACATCAACCTCTGACTCATCGAGTTCGTTTGTCTCATAAACAAACACATTGCCGTCACCAAGCACTTGTTCCAACTGTTCCTCTACAACGTGTTGCACTGTGTCTTTGTCCTCACCTCGGGCAACAACTTCAACGTAAACCGAAAATACTTTTGTCATAGTTATAATATTTTTTGTATCACTCCTTCATGGAGTACACCGTTGCATGATATTGCAAAAGGTTTATCTTGTTCGTTCGCTATCATTATCGGTGTATACTTTCAGCGTTGGCAAGGACACCAACACCTTTTCACATGAACAGAAGGCGAGTGTTCACAAGCAGTTCGCAAGACACCTTTGACGACCTCCAGTGTATGCTACACACATGATGTACTCCATGAAGGAGTGATACTTTTTATAATTCTCTACCCCTCAAAGGGGGGTAGTAGCACGCTGTTTGTGTATCGCTACAAACAGTGAACAAGACACCACGCTACACATAACACTTTCCACAAACAGGGCGTCACCTTCAAACCTTGCAAGGGCTTTTGTTTGTTTCCGTTGTTATGCTTTACGTTGTCCCTACGATACCGACTCACAGACGGACAGATACCACAGACGGATGGGTGCCTACTACACAACACTCGAGAACGAGTGTTGCTTTTTGGGAAACCGTTACGTAACAGGGTGTGTCCACTTGTTATGCCGTTCTTGTTTTTTGTATGTTTCCTTTTTCGTACCACCACCCTTTGAGGGGTAGAATGTTTTTTAACTCATGAACTCCATCGGGGTTTCGTAACTCATGACCCCGACGGCTTCCTGCTCAAGTTTTTGAGCGATTTCACTTGCAACATCAAGCACAAACTGTCGTTGTTCATCTGCTACGTTAGCGATAAGAACTTCACAAGATTGTTCTTGTTTGCCGTTCCAGTATCCGACAACATCACGCACCGTAAATCCAGGGAACTTGGTGGAAAGAATTGCACAAAGTTTTTCCTTTTCAAGTTCACCCGTTGCGTTGTTTGCTCCAACGTGTAGTGTATAGGTTTTCATGTTGCGAGCTGTTAGGCGTGAGCAAGGCGCATTCTGATAATTTCCGCACGTTGGACAAGCTTTCCTTGTTGCATACGTTCAATCATTTGTTGTGTAACAGGCTTGTCTATCGTCAGAACTTCCTCATACTTTTCTATCGTGTCGATTGCGCTAAAGTAACGCAACATCTGTTCTTTTGTTCCGCTAAAAGAAAGGCGTGCTTTCTTTGTTTGTTTTGTGTCCATAGTCCTTGATATGGTATTTATAATTCTACCCGAGCAAGTTGCTCTTTGAACGGCGTTTCCGTGTGATTTTCTTTTTGTCGATACTCAAGAACTTCACGATAACCGCTTGGCCGTCGATAACCTTCAGGGAAGGCATAACGACAAAGCGCAAGCCGTTTTTCTTGAGCAAGTTTTCGCCGATGAGCACAAGTAGTGCCTTAGCGTTTGCGTCGATGTTTCCGTCTTTATCCGTTGGCAATTCGATACCGCCAACCGATACTTCCAACTCATCCATATATTTTTAAATTAAACCTTGATAATTCGCACATTCGCACGCTTCAAACATCGTTACTTTTGTCCGCTTGCCGAGCTTGTCGCATGATACACTTCACGCTAGGCGTGTCGCATGGTGTCCATGCTATCCCATAAGGGAAACAAAGCAAGGGATATTTCACGTGGTACAGTGTACCTCATGGGAAAACTATTGCTAATGCGATAGCGTTCCCATTCGGGAGACCGTTCCGTTTTTTGTTGTCATTATCAAGTGGTGTTTCCACGCTCCTTGATAATTCAAGCCTATCATGTAGGCGTTCCATGTGTCAAATGTGGATAGCACTACAACACATGGAACGCTCACACGTCAAACTACGCAGTCAGTAGCACGTCCCTACTTCCTAAGTGTGACACTGTCACCCATGTGCGGGTACGCACGTTTTCCACTATGCGGGGATTGTCACGTACCCATTGCAGTAGATAGGCAAGCTCTACGCTGGACAGGTCTTTAATCTTTTTTTGATGAAGGTATCGCCCAATGCTATACGGCGTGCGCTTGGAAAAGTGACACGCTAGGCGGTACGTAAGATAATCGTCAAGAACTTCCCTTGTGCGCTTTGAAGGCTTCCCGCTATCACTATAGCGTGCAAGGTGCGAGCGTGTCGCTATCCGTGTTCTCTCTCTCATGTGAGAGAGAGTATCTTTATATGGCGTGCTCATTTTGTGTTGCGCATAGCTTGTATAATACGGCGATAGCGTTTTTCTATGAGAACTTGTCGCATTCGCCGTTCTCTAGCTTCCGTTCTGGTGGAGCCGTACGCTCCTGCGCAAACGTAGAACTCATTATCAAGTTTTTTTGTCCTCATATTATATTGTGCCAAGTGTGACGTCTACTATATTTTGAGCTTGTATCCTTGCCTTATTTTTAGAGGATACACTCATGTTGTCAAAGTCAAACGCTTCACACAACATCGCAATAATGGAATGGTACGCGCTCTTACTCATGATACCATCGCTAGCATAATATTGCGCTAGTTCTCTATGCGCTAAAAACATTGTGAGCGCACGAGTATATATATATGTGTACATATATTTTTTTGTTAAACGGGGGAGGTGTAATTCACGCTTCCTTGCCCGTGTCCACATGGTATCATGTGCGCATTATCGACGCAATGTGCATATATGGATAATATGGGGATAAGTCAAAAAAAGCTATATATATCAACGTATATTCGGATACAAAAATGGGAAAATGTAAAGTTTATAGAGGGTTTCTGGTATCATGCAGTAACACGACAGAAACGTCAGGGTTGACAAGGGTATGTAAGTGTGGTATTGTTATGTAACATATTTTTTACACTGTCAAGTTGACAAAAGAGTGAATGAATGGTGGATAAGGACATGAAAGGAGTGTTCTGTCAAGTCCCACCACCACCCCTATAGCAAGGACATACATACCCAAAGTTGTCAAGGACACATATACCCACGCTTGTCAAGGACACATAAAAGGTATGTTGTCAAGGACATGATGATACATATTTGATAACTTGTCAAACGTGTGGTGCGAGGGGGGAGTGACCACCCCAGGTAGTAGATAAGAGATAACTACCCCTACCAAAAATTTTATATTATTTTTTTCTACCCCTACCAAAAATTTTGTGAAGGAGTCTTCGAGTGGAACACGACTCTGGGAGTATATTATTTTTTTCTGCCCCACGCAAAACAAAACCCCCAAATGAATGGGGGCTTATGGGGATATAAGTCGTATTATCAGGAAAAGAGTAGTGATACTTTCTTGCCAGGCATTGGACCAGTTAGTCCATCGAACTCCTCACTATGGGGTGTTTTGATAGACGCAACAACTTCCCTTAGACGTTTAGTTGTGATTGAGAACTCGCACTTACCAAAGCAGTGATAGGAGTCTTTGTGAGTCATGAATACTTCCCTGGAGCCGCTACGGACAGCTTGGACACTGCTACCTTTTAATCGGTAGAGTAGTTTATGGTTGCACTTCGGACACCGATATTGTTTGAGATTAGACCAATTCATTGTTATTGCTTACATTGCTCTTTATTCTTGTTTCCTTGTTTGTTGCTGTATTCTTGTGAGAATTTTTTACATTTTTTTGCCTGAGTACGGTTTCGTAAAAGCCCTATTTAAAAAAGGAGCCTGTTAGTAATGGTAATCCTGATTTCTCTCAGACCATCACTTCACTGATTGTAGAGCAGACGCCTTCAGGTATCTACGAGATACTCAACGCACTTGTTATGGTCATCCGCAACCCTTTATTATTTAGCCATAGTTAGTATCTCCCTATGACGTGGGGAGTGTCTATCAGTGATTAGCCACAAGACATACCCTCACCTTACATTTCTCTGCCTGGGGAATGCTGTCCCCAACATCAGGTACGTAGTAAGTCCCAACAATTTAACAATTAAGCATGATTAGGCTTGTTGAGTTCGCCCTACCTAATCACTCATTACAATCCATTATATCATACTCGGTTCTTTTTGTCAAGTACTTTTAGTCTTGACTTTTGTCCTGTTTTGTGATATAATGCATGAGGATGATACATTGAAAAGGAGGTGAGTTAAATGTCCCAAGTTAAGGTCTGTTGTAAGTGCCATCGCAGAGTAACCGAGAACTACCGTATCAAGATGGGTAGTCCCATCCAGTACTTCCACGAGGAGTGCTATCTTTCTCATCTGGAGCAGAATCATGAAGACGAGCCACATAAATATCCCGCTCGTCCTGAGCTGGTTGGCGGAGGCGGGTATCGTGCTGAGTTCTGAGGAACTCTTTCGCACTTCTTATTACGAGGAATATGGTAAGATTGAACCACGCTGTGAATGGTGCTGTGCTCTGTTCAAGGAAGATGGTACTGTTCCGTTGTTTGTTAGGAAGTTCATTGTAAGACACTTCCTTATCTCGGGAGAGAGAAATGAAAGCGAACCAAGCAGGACACGGGAATGTCGAGAAGCCGAAACCCGAAGAGTACAGGATTCCTCCAGTTCCGTGCATAGTCTGTGGGAAGATTACGCAAGGTTATGGTTGGGTCGATGGTGGTAAGGGTAAGGTCTGCTCCCGTAAGTGCGACAATGAGTACAAGGAGAAGTACTATGCACGCAAACCAGGTGAGTGAATGGTGCTGGGAGAGGAACATCCCAGAAGTTGTCCTGTTTGAATCTGCATACGTGTGGAGGTTCGGGAACCTTGTTCCTGTCCATGGAGACGTTCGTCGTTTCAGAAATGAACTGATTGTTCCGCCGTATGTTGTTGCTTATATGGAGCACTGCAATGGGAATCGAAATGGAAGTCTGGCAAGAGGATGTAGTAGAGTTCAACGAAATAATGGAGACTCTTGGTAATGCCTATTGGTCATTCTATGAGAAGGAAGCAGCAGCTTCACAACTGTTCTGGGACGCAACTAATTACCAACTTTACGGGTTCGTTCCTTGTTACGCAGAAGGTGTTCTTTGATACCTGAGCCGCTCTTTCATGGGCGGCTTCTTCTTAACACTTGACAAATTTACAGTCCTGTGTTATAATGTTCTAATCACGGTAGGTCCCTTCTGCCTGCCGTGATATGCCTTGATAGCTCAGTTAGTAGAGCAGTTGCTTTGTAAGCATCAGGTCCTGGGTGCAAATCCTAGTCGAGGCTCCCGTGGGCTGGTTGAAATCCAGCAAACGTGGTGGTGTAGTTCAATGGAAAAACAATGGCTGTGGCGCCATCATCCCTGGTTCGATTCCAGGCATCACCAATATGATATTCAAACCTAAACGCAATCTATCTGGAGCGAATCTTGATATTCGCCCCCAGAGAGAAAAGAATCTCGACTACCAGTTTAACGAACTGGTTGCTTCTGCTTCTCCTGTAATGTGGAGAGAGAAGCCCGAGTCAGAGTGGAGGAAGTTCCTCATCTCTGACCAAGGAACATCTGGTTCTTGTGTTGCCCATACTCTTGCTAAGCAACTACAGATTCTTTATTGGCTCAAGACAAGCTCCAAGGTTAAGTTCTCTGCAACACACATCTATCAACGTCGAGCCAATAAACCATATCAGGGCATGGCTGTTACTGATGTATTTAAGATTGGACAAGGCGGGGTAACACTTGAAGTACTTGCTCCGCATGAAGGACTGTCTGATTCACAGATGGATTCATTTAAGATTGAAGAGTTCAACAAGGATGTTGGGAAGGTATTCGCTATTGGCAATTGGTTATACACTCCAGTTGATATTGACACAATCGCATCAGTTATTCAAACAACAGGCAAGGGAGTAATGGTGTGGTTCTATTGGCAGTATGATGAATGGACCTCAACACCAAAGGTGAAGTATCCGTCCTTAACTGCAGACAAAGCAGAGGGGAGGCACTCTGTAACCGCAGTAGACTTCACATTGCACAATGGAAAGAAAGCTCTTATTATTGAAGACAGTTGGGGACCGAAGACTGCAATTGATGGGCGTAGAATTATCGATGAAGACTTCGTTAAGGCACGTTGTTATATGGCTGCGTATCCTATGAATTTCAAATTCGATGAGGTTGTTTTAACGAAACCAAAGTATAAGTTCACGAAGAATCTACAGTTTGTACCAGTTAAAACATTTGATAAGGATGTTGTGGCACTTCAAGATATCCTTAAGTATGAAGGAGTCTTCCCTGCAAACGTAGACTCAACTGGGTGGTACGGAGCAGTCACTGCCGAGTCTGTAAAGAAATGGCAGAAGAAACACTTCATTGACACAGAAGCAACACTTGATTTGCTTGGTGGAAAGTTTGCTGGTCCCAAGACAATTGCGAAGCTTAATGAACTCTACTCATGACAGCACTAGCACCAGAGAAGAAGGCATTGCTATTTAAGCAACTTGCAACGAAGACAGCATATGAAGTTGGTATAGAGTTTGGCTTTGATAAGACTAGAAAGACAGCAGGTTCAGTCGCGTCCGCAGTACATAAAATATATAATGAAGTCAAGAATAATCCAGAGAAGTTCGCTCTTAGTCAAGATGCTGTTGATGTTGTTACTATTGCTGTTAGCAGCAGAAGCGCAATAGGACGTTCAGGCAAGGCACACACAACTCTTCGTGAGAAGATTGATGCTAACAAAAGTAAGACGATAGAGGAACTTGCATTAGATAATCGGTCAAAGGCATGGCAGTTACTTTCGCTTAGATTGGATGATGCCCTATCTTCCAGAAGGAAGCGTGAGAAGATTTCCCTAGGAGAGATTGCGAAGGTTGCAGGAATTACGTTTGATAAGGGACAACTTATTGAAGGCAAGGCTACTGAACATGTTGCAACGATGGCGAAGATTGAAGGAGACATTAACCCTGGCCAAGCAATTGATTTGATTCTCAAGATGAGAGAGTACAATAACGCTGTCCAGGAGAAGGATAAAAAGAATGGATGAAGACCAGGGCATAATTGAAGAGGTACGTCTTGAGGTCTCTGCAGACCAGAACGAAACAGAACGACGCAAGAAATTATTTGCTGAGTATGTTTCATCTCCTGAGTACCAAGAGAAACTGATAAAGCGCATCAAGATAAATGATGCGTGTTATCGTTATCCAGATGCGAGAAAGAAGATATATCAATCACTTCAGACATTCAATACTGTAGATGAGATGGTAGATTCCTGCATTAACTTCATTGAATTATTTGGCTTTACGTTTGACCCACGCCCGCAAGCAAATCCGCATGACTTGCCATTTATAATGTATGAGTTCCAGAAGGAAACAGTTAAGTGGTTGATTGAGCATATCGAAAATGGACAGGATGGAATCATTGAGAAGTCAAGAGACATGGGTATCTCTTGGACAGTTTTTGTTTATGTTCCTGTATGGTATTGGTTGTTTAAAGATGGAACTAACATTCTTCTTGGTTCATATAAGGAAGACCTTGTTGACAACAAAACAAAGGACTCCTTGTTTGGAATGATTGATTATGCAATCATGTCCTTACCTGCGTGGCTTCTGCCCCGTGGATACGACAAGAAGAAGCATCGAACTCATCTTAAGATAATCAATCCACATACGTACAGCCAGATTACTGGTGATACAATGAATGCAGACTTTGGTCGTGGGGCACGAAAGACAGTAGTGTTGTTTGATGAACTTGGTTCCTGGGATTACGCTAAGGATGCATGGGAAGCCGCAGGTGCCTCCACTGCTTGCCGCATCGGCAACAGTACCCCAAAGGGATACAACTACTTTGCAATGCTTAGGGACAGTGGAATAGATGTGCTTACTCTACACTGGACAAAGCATCCACTTAAAGACCAACAGTGGTACGAGTATGAGAAATCTCGTAACTCCGCAGAGACAGTAGCACAGGAGCTTGACATTAGTTATAACAAATCGCAAACAGGTAGAGTCTACCCTGAGTGGAATGAGAACAATGTTGAGATTGGTCTGTTCCCCTATAATCCTGAGTGGAACTTGTATGTCTTTTGGGACTTTGGAAACACAGATGACACTGCAATCATCTGGGCACAGAAGAATCCAGATAACGGCAAACTACGCATTATCGATTCATATTCTGCATCAGGTAAGGTTATTGGATTCTATGTTCCATTCATAACTGGAATGATAACTGAGAATGGTTACGCTTACTCAAGAGAAGAATTGCTGCTTATAACTGAGCATAAGAAGTATAGACGGGCCACTCATTTCGGAGACCCTGCTGGAAGATTCAAGAACTCAGTTGTGGACCAGACAGTCTTCTCTGTACTGAGAGACAACAATATAATTGTTAACTTTAGAGATGAGTGGAAGGAGTTCAATCACCGAAAGAACGCAGCTCGTACTCTGATTAACAGGGGTATTGAACTGAACGACAATCCTAGGACAAAGTATTTGAACTTATGTATGTTGAATGCTTCTTATCCGAAGATAAAGAATTCTGGAATGGAACAGGTTAATTCACTGAAGCCAAAGCATGACCACACATCACATGCACGTAGTGCTTTCGAGTATGGTGCACTAGGACTTAAGGATACAGCGAATACATACCGTAGAGTTTATGACAAGTTTGATGGTCGCACATTTAATAAGCGTAAAGCAATAGGATACTAATGGCACAATCAACATGGTTTATGCGGGCCAAAGAAGAGTGCGAGAAGATGAGTCCGCATATCAGATTCAAAAGAATTAAGATGGGGTTCTGGAGAATATTCTATCGCAACTCTTACCTTCACGAGTGTACAGAAAACATGACTGCTAATGGGTATGACATTACAGAGGTTAACCCAAGAGTTGAATCACGTTCCTTCTATGAAGAGTTTGAGGATAATGTAGATGCAATCATGAATACTAAGAATTACCGCGAGGGATATTATGATTTCATGGACCATATCAAGACAAGATTATGGATGCACAAGCATGACAAGGAATTCTCAGAGAGGGCAGAGAATGCGTACAAGCAGTTTACTGTTAAATAATTATTATGGCAAAAGCATTAAAGAAAGAAGACCACCCTCTCTCTGTCGAGAATATCGTCAAGAATAAAGAGGAAGCAATTGTAATTGAGGTTGAACGAGAGAAGGATGTTGTTGCGGAAATCTTTACTAAGTTTACAACAACTAAAGATAATCGAGACAGAGCGTTTAAGTACTTTGATGGGCGTACTCTAGTTGAGATGATTGATGATTCCGTCGGGAGATTCATCACCAATATTGACGAGCGTGACGGTATAGAAGATTGGCAAGCACGAGTGCATGTTCCGATGTCTGCACAAAAGGTTGAGGCAGTTCTCGGCAAGGTTGTATCTCAGCTACCCATTGCACAAGTAGTACAGCGATTTGATGACGACTCAAAGAAAGCGTCTATCATCGATATGCTATACCAATATTCAGAAGATGTAGATGATTACGATGAACTTATCCTCTGCGCTGTACTTGAGGGGATTGTAAAAGGAACAGTAATTGGTTACGAGGGGTATGAATATCGTCGAAGAGTAAGTAGAGACATTACTGGAGAGAATGAAGATGGGACTCCAATAATGAAGAATGTTGATGTTGCTGAGAGTAAACTCTATGGTTCTATCATTCCGCTAGAAGATTTCTACCCAGCATCAGTTTCAATTCGACGTATTGAAGATATGCCATTTGCGTTTGTGAGGAAGGTAATGCCATACTCTGAATTTATCCAGGACTACTCAGTCTTCCCAAGGTTTCATTTAGTATCTGAGAAACGTTCAGCGTCACAGTCTGTTGCAAATGAACCTTTCTATAAGGACCACATCTCTGCTGATGTTGGTGATGGTAGCGTAGAAGTTATCTCATATTATAACCGAGATACAGATGAGTACGTAGTGCTTGCGAATGGGACGTGGTTGAATCCGCTTAAGGACTTCACTGTTGCACCTATCCCATTTAATCACAAGCGATTGCCGTTCTGGTCTGCACGGTTCAGCACACTCGGCTCAGACTTCTTTTATGGTAAGTCACTGGTTGACCGTATCAGCTCTCTTCAGGATGTTCTCAATGTTCTTACGAACATGTCGATGGACCAATCATTCCTTACAATCTTTCCTCCTGTTCTTACGGCAGGGATTGACCCAATCGAGGATGATTATCTTCGCCCTGGACGCAGGGTACCAGTAGATACGCAAGGCCTTCCACTGAATCAAGCATTCATGAAGCTTGACCTTGGGACACCATCAGGATGGCATCAGTGGATTCTCCAGTATACAAAAAGTATTCTTGAGGAAGCATCTGTTGACCAGACTTCAAGTGGACAGGCAGGTGTTGGTGGACGTACTACTGCAGAAGAGATTAGGACTGCAGCAGCAGGGGTAGCAGCAATTCTCGGAGTCTTTGGCAAGTTGCTTAATATTGGAATCAAGAATAAAGCACGCCTTCGTGTTGCAAACATTCTCCAGTTCTGGACACGCAAGGATAGCCCTATCACAACAGAGATTCTTGGAGAAAAGGCTGGGATGTTCGCAGAAGCATTCAACGTTATTACAGAAGAAGATACTTCACTGTCTGGTAATAAGACTGGACGCAAGGTTGTTGCAATGTACGAAGAAGGCAATCTTCCTTCTAAGTCTCAAGTAAGCACTACTGCAAAGATTTCAGAGATGAAGTCTGGGAAGAAGGTGGAGATTATTGCAATCACTGGAGACTACATTCGCAAGGTTCTTACAGATATTAAACTTGTTCCTAATCCGAAGAGTAACGAGACTCGTGACATGGAGAAGGCGTTGGAGCTTGAGTGGGCACGAACTGTAATGGAAATTGCACCGAACCAAGTTAATATGGAAGAGCTTCTCGCAAGCATCGCACGTGTGTACGGCAAGGACCCGTCGAAGGTGTTTAAGGCAGAACAAGAACAGCAACCACAGGCAGAAGGTGATGTGCAGGCTGGAGGTGACGTTGCAAACAACATGGTGCGGAAGATGATGGGAGGTCAGACAGGCGATATGCAGATTAGAGACTTAGCATAATATTATGGATAGATTGCTTTCACTGTTTGGGTTGGTTCGTATGAAGGATGTTCGGGACCTAAAGAAGGAACCGTTAACAGCAGATGAGCTGGACATACTTTATGTTGATGTAGCAGAGAATCGTGCTGAAGGATTTAATAATGAGAAACATGCAGAGATGATTGACCTGCTTCGGAAGAACCAAGTCTTCGCAGAGTTCCTTGATTGGACTATTACAAATGATGTCAAGCGTGCGTTCAATGCCACTGAAGATGAACGACAAGTAGTACGTGGCGCAGTATCGAGAACAAGATATCTTCGTTCTCTGTGCTTACCAGAAGATGCTCTCAAGGACGAGTATCGAAAGAAGATTCCACGTTTTACGAATAGGGCTTGACAAAAAATTAATAGTGTGTTATAATGTGGCGTAGCTAAAGTGCTTTACTGGACCCACCCAGTCTCGGGCAGAACCGAGTTAACAAGTGTTAAACATTAAAGGGAAACACATGGCAGAAAATGAGAATAAGGTTGAAGACCTCACACCTGAGCAGATTCAACAGATTATCCGTGAGCGTGACGAGGCTAAGGCTGCCGTCAATAATACGGTAGAAGAGATTAAGGAGATGCGTAAGCGTAAGCAGGAACTTGAGGCTGAGAAATTGGCTCTTGAGGCGAAGCTTAAGCCAGCAGAAACTACTCCTACTACCAGCACTCCTGATATCGATAAGTTGCTCGAAGAGAAGCTTAATGAGAAACTTACTCTGAAGGATAGAGAAGCAGTCAAACTTGAAGAAGAACTTGCAATGAAGGAATTTATTGCACGCAATCCTGAGTTTGCTCCAGAGACAGATACGTCTGGTCTCCGTCTCGAAACTTTCAAGAAAGAACTCAATAGGTTTAATACTGCAGGTGCTCGCACTAAGGAAGACTTCCTTTCTGTGATGCAAGATGCAATCTCACTGATGTACCGAAAGGAAAATCGTGAATATCGCAATCCGTATGAATCTTCACCTTCTCGCAGTGGTGGTTCTAACCATGTTGCCGACACGGCTTCGCTTACCCCCAGGGAAACAGAAACAATGAAACGAATGGGATGGGATGCTAAGAAGATGTTGGAGATGAAAATGAAACACCCTGAGTTATATGATTCAGTGTTTAATGAAAAATAATAATGGCTTTTAAACAAGTTGGAAGTCTTGACCCTCAGGGCGCACCGATTCTTCGTAAGGTTATTCTTGCGAATAGTGTTGCTTCTGTCGCGATGGACTCCGTTAAGGCTTCGTCTGGGTTCTGTGCTCTCGGTACAGCAGGTGCGCTTGTCCTCGGTCATGTGGTTTCACATGTCTCGAAGGAAGGTGTTGGTCTCTTGACCACAGGTGTTGCTGGTGCTTCGATTGGTTCGTATGCAGGTGCGTTTACTGCAGCGTCTGATAATCAGACAGTTGCGATGGTTGCTGCTCTTGTGGATATGTCTAAGAATACATTGTATTCGGAGTCCACTGATGGTACATTTGGTACAACTTCTGGTTCTAATCTTTTCGGTAACTATACTGATATTGCCGACGAAGATAGCATCGATGAGAACAACGCTACTAATGCGTTCACCACACCCGCACAGTATCTTATCTGGGGTGTCAATCCCGCTAAGGCTACTGAGGGTATCTACTCGATTTACGAGAGTCAGATTTTCGGGGTTTAATAATTAATCCAATACAATAATATGGATACACGTGGAAATTGGAGTAATCAAATCCCTGATGTCGGACTTAAGCTCGCTGAGTTTTTCGACCAGGGTCAGATGCTCTACACTCCTGGCATTCACATGGTTCTCACAAAGACCTCTGGTGCTGGAGCTCAAAAGAATTATGAAGGAACAACCACTGCAGGTGAGTTGAAGAAAACTGCCGAAGGTGATAATGTTTCAAAGAATGCTCGCTACCTTTCTTACCTCACACAGGTCTCGTATACAAAGTATACTGGCTCGCTTGAGGTGACGGAAGAGATGATGGAGGACCGTGACTTCGAGAATGTCTTCAATGAAGCTACTCGTCTTGGTCAGGTTGCCAACTTCTCTATCGATAAGTCTGGTATGCAGTTGTTTAATGGTGGATTTGCTACTGCGACCACGGTCAATGGATATGACATGACCTGGTACGGAGACGGCAAACCGACCTTCTCGACAATTCATCCGTCCAAGGTTCCTGGTGCTTCGACTCAGTCGAATGCGTCCTCGACAGGTATGAAGTTCTCCCATGACAATCTCGAGACAGCACACATTGCTCTCGTTGAGCAGCAAGATGACGCTGGCCTCCCGAT